CTTCTAACCTGTTCGGCTTGCTCCTCGGCAGTCTGAGTATCTGGTTTGGTGAAGTTTGGTATATCGTCAAAGTCAGTCATTGGTCTGCTCCTTTTTTTTCGATAGAGGTTTAGCACGAAGCACAATCTTAAGTTTTGATTCAAGCTGCATAATCCAAGTACGATGTAGTCTTACGGCAGATAGCTTAATCATCACCTCTTCTTCATTGTCATCACCGCTAACAATCGCCAGCAGTAGTTCGCCAAGTTCCTCCTTAGCCTTGTTGATCTCGTCAAACACAACAGGAGCGACGCTCAGCAGCTCCGTCTTTTGTGATAACTTCTTCTCGACACGCTCTTGTTGCTTCTGCTTAACATAGCTTGCAGAAGTTGAACCTGAATATAGTGCTGCATCATTACGACTACGCATTGACTAACTCCCCTGCACGCTCAACGGCTTTAAGTATTTCTTCTTGATCAAAGCCCTGAGCCTCTGCTTCAAGCATTGCGAGAGCTGTGCCCTGAGATACACCAAAGCCCTGCATTAACGCTTCTATTTCTTCTGATTTATCTTCTTGAGGCTGTTGCTCTACGGGTTGCTCCTGTGGCATCTGTTCGGTCATACCCTGCTCGGCTTGCATTTGTTCAGGTGGCAACTCTCCAGGCTGTTCAGCCATACCTTGTTCAGCCATCGCTTGCTGTTGCATCATCTGCTGGTTATTGGCTTCTTCTTCTTCTGGGGTAATATCTTGGAGTATCTTTTCGTTGTCGGTAGTGAGTGAGATGATACTGCCCATCAGTTCACCGACATTAAGTTTCTTGCCAGCCATCATCAAAGACTGTTCAAGTGTAGGATCAGTAGCTTTAAGCTCTAGAACTTTCATCAAGCCCTCAAGACGCTTTTCGTCATCTTTCGCTTTATCGTTATCGGGGTCTATCTCGTAGTCAAAATTAGCTCGGACTTCATCCCATAGAATCTCAAGCTCATTAGTCTCAACGAGTTCACCGTCTTCATCAGTAGGCCATTCCATACCGCCCTTAATCAGCAACTCTCGTTCTTCGTCAGACAGTTTCATAAGGTCGCTGCCCTGCATGTTGGCAAAGTCAGTATTGATCATAGACTTCGCAACGGCTGCATATGTCATATCGACATTGTCTTTAAAGTCTTCGTCGTCAATAGACAAGTTGGCTTCGGCTAGTTTTACGCCGGCATGAGTTTTACTTGCCAGTGGGTCGCCTGCGCCTGCACTAATAGAGGTATCACCCATTGGTAGAATGTTATTAAGACTCTGCTTATACATCTGAATACGAGTAGGGAGTGACTGGTATATCTGGTTGCTAATCTCTTGTCGTTGCACAGTAGCGTCACCGAGTTCCCAGATAGCATCTTGTTCGTATACGATTGAATCAAGGTCTGCGCCTTCTGAATCGCCACTGACTGCAACTGGTGGCCTAAAGCCCAGCTGGGTAGCGAGTACGTCAACTTGTCTAGCGTTATCAAGTACATTCTGTGTACCACCAGCGAGCTTAACGATACCGACACCGTAAGGGTTGATGAAGTCTTGGTAGCAGTATAAGAAGTGGACGGGTACATCGCCTGTAGGGTCTGGGTTGCTCCACTCACGAACAGTCTTCTTAGTATTCTTGTAGTACATTCTAAACGGAGCATTAACGCCTCGTTGGAATGCGATACAGAACTTATAACCTTTTTGCTTTACGTCTTTACCGTCACGATCTCGGTGGTCATCATCAGGGGAGCGCTCGTCATCAGGTTCGGTAGTCAATATCTCTTTAAGTTCAGCAATAAACCACTTGTTGTATGGTTCAGGTTCATCTTCGTCAAACTCAACGCCGTTTGTTTTAGCTTCGGCCTTGGTTATATCGTACTGTTCTTTTTCTTTCTTATAGTCAGCGTCCTCGTCTTTAGCCTGTTCAATTAAAGCTTCGACTTGGCTCTTGGAGTAGTAAACATCCCAGAAGATAACGTCAGAGTCATAGTCAGATACTTTGCCAGCTTCAAGCGTTACGTCTTGTGGTTGCGCCACGATAAAATCAGCGCCGGTATAGTTACCGCGTTCAACAAACAGTGTGATCAGTGGGACTGAGCCATAGATAGCAGACTTGCGAACAGCGTCTTTCCACTTACGAATGAATGGCGCTTGGCTGTTAGCATTAGGAATAATCTTCTTTTCCCAGCGGATGTTAGCAAGTTCGGTCAACCATGCGTCGTCACGGTCAGTAGCAGTAGCACGACCTTTTATAGATGCTTTGATGATTCTTTTAGGTAGCTTATAAAGACTGGCAGACAGTGTACCGTCATTAGTCTCAGGGAGAGTAGGGTCTAGGTTTTCGAGCAGACCGTTATCAGCAAGTCGTTCGTACTCGTGATAATCTTCACGCCACTCATCAGACTCACTCTTTGAGCTGGTATATAGCTTGTATAGCTCTTTCTCGTCTGTGATGTAAGCCAACTGTGCCTCTGGTGGAGGGCTTTCGACGAAGTTGGCTCCTTATTACTTATATTATACTAAATTGCTAACGGTTTGGCTAGTTTGTCATGTCAAAGTAAGATGTCATGTCTGGGTATCGCTTAGGATCAAGCTTTGTTTGTATGTCTGCAATCTGCAAGTATCGTTGTTCGTGGTCTTTTGGACTGAGTCTTCGTACTTTTAACCAATCATCAGAAGGTTTGATGTTATTAAGACTCTTAATTTGTGATTGAGTGCTATGAAACATATACTCTTTATCTAGGGTGTTAAAAACATTTTCCATAGCTTTGTTATAGCCGAGCTTATATACCCATTTCAATACTTTAATCATCTTTTCTTAAACTCCTCTTTGTAAGTTGTGTAGCTCTTAACTATCAAACTAGGCTGTCCGAACCCTTTAGCTTTAATATCAAGATGCAACTCGGTAGTCTTGCCCTCGGTCATCACCCGAATCGCTTGCATAAGATGATTCAAGAATTGTTCATGATCAGTAGAGATAGTTTCGATACGCTCTTCTTTAATGCTTGCAAGCCGTTCGTGATAGCTCTCAGTCTTGCGCCTGATCGTGCCATCGGGTAGGTCGGTGTAGGTTGTTACTTTTGTGTGTTTTGGTGTGTCGCTCATATTATTTAACCCTCACTTCCATTACATTGAATCCACTATCATAAATGTAGTACCCCTCTATAAACTCATTGAAATCATTTCGCAAGTATTCAAACTGCTTCTTGGTCATCAGTAGCTCATCATACATGCGGTGCTGTATCAACGACTGATCGTCTTTACAGATATCTTTAATCTCTTTGTGCAGCGCCTCGCCTTTGGCCTTGAGTGGTGTGATATCCAGCGTTCGGAGCTTGAGATTGTTATTAAATACTGGTGATTGGTCTAATGCGTCCATGGTACTCCTATATGTGAAACTTTAGTTTTGGTGGGCGTTCTCTGGTTCGTGGCTTCTTGATGGCTGGTGGGTTCTCGGTCTGATACATTTGCCATGCACCGGCTAGTGACATGATTAGGTCATCGTGTGCGCCAGACTCAGCTTGTGCTTTCCAACTGCTAGAGGTCTTACTAACTATGAAGCTGAACATCTCGGTGACTGTTGGCTTGTCGTATATGGTGATTAGCTTATTGTCGATAGCTTCTTTTAACATAGAGAGCATAGTGGGTCGTGAAGCACTAGAAGTAGTCCAGCCCAGCTTTACAGTGTCCTCGGTTGAGTTGGTTGTGCCTACGTTCGACTTCTCAACGTATATACGGTACTTGCTGTCTCGGTTGAGTGTGGCTAGGCGTTCAATCTCGGCTACTCCACCGTTGTTACGTTCTATGCAAGCTACTGGTCTTACGCCTGTTTGTTGGTAGATGTTTTCTAGTTCTAGGTGGAACTGAGGGGTCATCTCGGTTGCTAGTACCCTTGAGTGGTAGACTACCGGCACATCTAGGTTTGTTTTGGATAGGAATTGTATAGCACAGTAGTCAGTACCGCCCCAGCTTGTATCTGCGAACGCTACTATGAACTCGCCCTTTTGATAGTTTCGGTATCGTCTAAAGCTCATTCCACTCATCCGACTTGTCGTAAGGTTCTCTACCCATGTACACGTATGCTTTGTTGTAAAGAGTGTGCAAAAGTCTTACATGTTTCTTAAACGAATCTGCTCCACAGAAGTGATGATATGAATTGTAAATGCCGTCTTCTATTTCATCTCCAAAGTATAGGTGAGAGCAGCCATCCCATTTAACTGTCATATTGAGGTATTCCTCTATCTCATCCTCATAAGGTGTCTTGGAGTCGTCAGCTTCCCATGCACCTATGCTTCTGACCTTAAACTCGCATGACACGTCTGAGTATTTACCGTCTTTGTATTGCAGTACAGTTACCTCGAATATTGGGTAGTCATTCTCATCTTTAATGTAGAATTTTTCTCTAATTTCTTTAATCATACAGCCATAACCTCCCGAGTATTCTCCATATACCAACGCAACGCAACTTGATCTAGGTAAAGCTCGCCCGATGTTAAGAATGCTTCTTCAGCAGTCAATGGAAACTCCTGTGGGCCAAGTCTACCCAAGTCCTTACGCTTCTTAGTAACGTATTCTTCTGCATACTCCCAATAAGGTGAATAAAACAGTGCCGCGAAGTTATTATTACCAAGTATTGCTTCGTCCCATGTTGATTTGTAGGAGTTAAACCCATTAGCAGTAGTTTCAAGTATCTTATGAGCTGTGGGTAGACACGCTTCACCAACACCAGCCATGAGTTGTAGTAGATCAGCTAGTGATACCTCTGTTAGATGTAGGAATGTTATATCATCACCACGACCAAAAGAAGTATTACCGAACGTACCTACCTGTAGAATGTTTTGGAAGTAATCGTAACCACCTTTATCGTTAGCCTTCTTGCTCTCAAGTGCCATCGTGTTCTTGGAGTTGTACTTGAAGTTCACTTTCATGTTGTTGATTTCTTCGTAAGCTTTGATGTAGTACTTGGCTCTAGCTAGTTGTTTCTCACTGGCACTCTGCTCGAATGACATAGATACACACTTCTCATTCTCACCCATTAAGAACTTGGTTGTAGCGATACCGAGTGCGTCTGAGCTGAAACCCATCTTACGTGCTTTGAGTACAAGGATATCGAAGTAGTGTTGCATCATTGTGTTGAGCGAGTGTTGAGCAGGTTGCATACTGAATGGTACAGATTGCTGTTCTTTGTTTACGATCTTGAAGTTCTCAAGCATGAATAGTTCGTGTGACGAAGCCTTGAATCCAGTGTCTTGTTTGACTGGCTTGTTCATTAGGGGGTTGGGGTAGGTGGTTAGGTCAATCACTGAATATCCTCATAAATCATACTTCTCTTTCTGCTCCGCCTGATGAGCATGGAAGTGAACATTAACGCTACCCTCTTGGTTCTCAAGCCCTAACCACTTACTAGCTATCTGTGACGACTTAATCCTTACGTTGTGATCGGGCGTGATCTCAGCCATAGCACTATCACCATTACCTACAATAGAAACCTTCTCGGCTCTTAGCCCCTCAGCTATTGGTTTAACGACTGATTCGATGTTTATACCCTGTTTAGCAAGCTCTGCCTGTAGTGCCTCCTTGACATTCGGTCTGGCTAGTACTCTACTAGTATTTACTACCATGGCTTTATCAGTAGATGGAGCGTAACCAGCTTCAAGATACGACTCCTTATTACTCTTGCCCTGAGCCTTGGCCTTAACCAGCTTTCTCTCTTTAACCGTAAGTGATTTCTTAGCCAAAATACTACCTTACTATCCTTATAGCAACAAGCAGAAATGCAACCATGACGATCACCATTAGAATCCTTGTATCTACAAACGATTTGTTATTCACGATACCCCTCCTTGATCTCACATTCACCCCATGTATCTCTGAACGAATCTACGAATGAAAGAAACTTATCTATATCTTGAGTGCAGGCAATTTTCGGTAGGTTCAGTATAGGCACTATAATCTTTACTCTGGTTGGTTGAGGGCTTGGCAATACGACATGTTCATCATGCCCTTTTGATTCCATTACCGCCTGAGTAGTCGTTATGAACACCCCCCACATCTCCTTTTTAAGACTTAGTCTCAACCGTACTGTCTGGGACTAGAGAAAACTTCCGGAAACTCTAGCGGAAAAATCCAGACCGCACGATAGAAACTTCTATGCTTTTTGGCATAAAAAAACAGACCGCTGTAGATCTGTAATTTCATAGTAGCAAAACGCTAGTGATTAGTCAATTGTTTTGTGCGCTATATGTGGTGCAGTCGTAGTGGCTGCCGTTATCACTATCCAGCTGGTGGAGCAAGGCTCTTAGTTTCGCTCTCCCCAAGCTGCACGTTCATACCATCACTATCTAAATGCTCTACTTTAATTTCAGTAGGTGTAATGTGTACAGCCGTTACTAGCCCATCTTCGTGTACTAATGCACCGTCAATAGGAAAACTAATGTCAATTTCACCTGCAACCTTAGCTATGTCCGCAAACAGTTCATCTTCTGCCATACCGTAAAACTTTCGCTCCCATTTAGAGGCTATGACTGCTGCTGGTTTACCGTCTCTCTCGCCAAAGTTAAGTTGCCCCTCGTATTTCTTTACAAACCATTGAGGTATTTCTTCGTAAAAATCATTGGTTATAAATGTACTTCTGTATCCCATAATTCATCTCCTATTTATTAGTAATTTACTCATCTGATTCAATCCTCACTAACTTAACATCTATGTCTGACTTGTTAAGTGAATTGCGTTTTACTTCACTAGCTTGATTGGTGTCTGTAGGGTTACTCATAATTCAACCCCGTCCATACATTCGCAGTCATCGCCTCGGTGCTTGTAGCCCATCTGCTCACGCTCACACTTCTTAAACAGCACCTCGTACATTATCTGCACTACTCTGAAAGCTGTTGCGACTATCACTAGACCGACTGTACCGAGTATAGTGAGGGCTATGAGGTCAATTAGAGTTTTCATTTTTATCCTCTGCAACCTCAGACAACGCCATAACTATGTTAAACACTTTTTCTTCTGCTAGTTTGTCTCTGACGTCCTCCTGTTCTTTGAGCCGTGTATCAGCATACTTGGTGGCTTCCTGTAAAGCTTCTAGGACTATGTACCAACCTCCGAGATATTGTCTGGTTCGTTTTGAGAAAACCCATGCTTTGGCATCGTCATTATTGCTAAAAATTGAAACAGGTTTTGTTAATGATACAGTTTTTCTATTATAGTCTAAGGCGATATTTATCTTCACGCCTCGATGTGTAAATTGTATTAACTCTGATTGCATTATTATTTGCGGTTTAGTCATCTGATTCCTTTTCTTGTGCTTGGTTTGGTTTATCTAGGTCGTGAACAGTTAAAGTATTAACTCCAGTGACTTTCTCACCCATAATCTTGTACTCATCACCACCAGCTATATTGTAGACTGTGGTGTTTTCTTGAGTTGGGTTTGATAGTTTGGCTATTTCCCACCTTACATGACCCTTTATCACATCTTCTTCGTCACTGCTATACCCACAAACGCAGTGAGCAATATATCCACTATCATAGTTAAAACTGTCGTGCATATACCAATGACCTTTTGATTTAGCTTCTCGTACAACCCTCTCTCGGTCCTTCTCAATCAATGCTAATACTTCGGGCATATTGTCATCATCTACTAACTGATTGATTGCGATACGGAAGTCTTTTAATGTTTCATCGTGGTTTGTGTTTGATGTGTGCATTACTTTTTCCAACTATCACCATTATTTTGTTTGGGGTCGTCTATGTCGTACCAAGTTTTGCCTGCATCTCGTGAGAAAGTAGTGCCACGTCTTTTATTCTGCCACATAGGCTCACCGCTTGCTTCTGACATATCTACCCATTCATCTTTACTTTTGCCGACAGGTGTAAGGTTCTTGAAGTCGGCTACGATATTGAAAATCTTTAATGTTTGGTGGGCTGAAAAGCCACTGTGACCCTGTTTAGCAAACACTTTCACAAGCTCTAGCACCGCTTTACCAAGCATTCCGTCATAGTCACTATCTTCATCAAATAGTCCTGCTAGTTTTAATTCATATTCTGCGTGGTCTGTTAAATTGCTCATTTGATACTCCACCTTTCTTTTATAGCTTTGAGAGCTCTCTCTCGGTCTTTAAGTACAGCCTCCCAAACCAATTCGGTACAAACGTCACTACCTTGCGGTTCGGGGTTATTAACATCTAATGACCCGTTTACATAAGCTTGACGTATCCAGGTGTCTATCTCCTCTTTTAGTGTTTCATCGTTCATCGTTTAGTCCTTTGTTAAGTTTTCTAAGGTCTTGCAGATGGCTCTCTGTCGCCTCAAGTTTACCAGCTATAAAAGACTGGCTAGGTGATTTGACCCCTTTTTTGTCTAAAGCCTCGACAATTAAGCTTCCGATGTAGTCGTCAAAGTATTTAGCGAAGTAAACTTCATCAAGAATAGGCTCACCAGTCTTTATCGTTCTAGCACTCTCTCCACCCTTGATTAGAAACTCTATAGTTTCAGGTGCTATTCTTCGGCTAACATAGATGAAGGTGTTCATAGATGCAGGTCGATATTCTATATGGACTTCCCAATTATCGTTCATAATTTACTTTCTTTTGTTGGATTGGCTTGATACCATCGTTTTTTAGTCAATGGTTTAGCTTGGAGTATTTGTTCAGCAAGCTGTTTTGAGTGAATAGTTATTTCTTTTGTAATCATCTCAACCATTCTCTTGCGGACTAGCTGTTCTACAGCTTCTAGCTCACAGTCATCAACCTCAATATAATATATCTTTTTACTCATTACCCACGCCTCCTCTCAGCACCGCAATACGCTTATGCAACTCTTCACTCATATCATTAGCTGGTATACCATCTGGCACGATATCAGGTTGTGTGCTGTTCCAGAGCTGTTCGAGTTCGTCTATTCGGGCTTGAGTTATGAGTTGCATAATAGCTTGCTCTGCTCCTTTTTTTGTTTCCTTGATAGCGTTAAGGCTGTCTTTTAACATACTTGTACCGTCTAATTGGTCGTGTACCCACTCAAGCCCTTCACGTGCTACTTCGTTTATAATCTTACCTATCTGCTCTTTTAATGTTTGATCGTGGTCTGTGTTTGATGTGTGCAAGGGTCTGCTTATATTCTTAGGGCAGTCTTGACTAACATGGTTTACTGCAACACCATGACAGTTTGTACAGCTACTCATAATTGGTACTTTCCCTTTATAGCTTTGAGAGCCTTAGAAACAGAATCAATAATATTGTTTTGACCATTCACATAGGCTTCTTCACACATCATTCCAATACTGGTCTTATTCCAAAAGTTAAACTTTTTACGTTCACCAACAGCTTCCTCAACCTCCTCTGCAAATGCTTTTAGCTTTGATTGGGTGTGAGTTGATACAACTTTCATAACTGCTTCTATTTCTTTGTAGCTAAGTAGCTTACCTAGCTCTAGTGCTTTATCACTTGTTTTAAGAGAAGTTAGCTTTTCTTTCAAGTTCATACCATTATCTAGGTGGTCTTTCATGATTCCTCCTGCTCACTGAGCCAATCTAGATACCCAGATATTGACGTCTGTCTGTAAAAGGGTGGCATGGAGTGGTCTGAGCAAGGTCGTGGGTAAGGTTCAAGAAAATGTCTATTCCACCAAGATGAATTTTCCCATTGTTTAAGTATCCTATTATATTCTTTAATATTCTTAGTCGTTCGGTTAATTTGGAGTTGAGTTTGATGGTTGTTATGAGCGTCTGTCTCGGCTTTGTACTCACTCCATCTACTAAAGTCTAGGTGGTCTTTTAATGTTTCATCGTTCATAACTCACTCCTTAGTTTTTCGATACGCTTATGCAACGCTTCACTCATATCATTAGCTTCAACACCATCTGGCACGATATCAGGCTGTGTGCTGTTCCAGAGCTGTTCGAGTTCGTCTTGCCTCGCCCTCTCACACATTGTTTTGGTGTGTTGGTCGATAAGGTTCGTGACATCTTCAAGTCTACCTTCAATGACTTCCTCGTATTCTTTTTGGGTGTAAAACCTATCTTCAACTTCAGACCACGCTGCATTACAAGCAACTCGGTAGTTCACTATAGCTTCTGCTAGTTCAGCGGGTACATCGGGATTATACGGACAACCAAGCTCGCCACAGTCTTTGCACTCGAAGTAAGGTGATAGTATAATAAAGATGTCGTTCGGTTCTTTTGGAGTAGATTTAACACCTTCGGGTGTTTTTTCTTCATTGATAGCATCTTCGAGCTTTGGCTCACCTATTTCTGCTAATAGCTTTTTCTGCTCGGTGCGGATGAGGGTAGCTAGCCATTTTGTTAAGTCAGACTGCTTTATCATATAAGTGTATGGTTCGTCTGACGCTGCTTTGTCCGCTAAAAACATCCAAGTGTCATACTCTTCTTGGCTCATGCCGTTTTGAACAGCTCTTGGTCGAGTATCTTCCTTATCATTATCTAGGTGGTTCTCTGGTTGTGATGATGGGTTCATAGCTGCTCCTTTAGCCACTCGATAGCTTCTTCTGTCGTACCTTTAAAGTAGACTTTAGAAGATCGACTAGCTAAGAACATAAATACAAACAATATAAATGCCATGTCCACCCATGCACTACCATTTAAATAC